TTGTTTGTGCATTTAAAGCATTGGATGTTGCAGCACTTGAGCTGCCAACAGCTACAGTTTGTGTAGTTCCAATTTTAAATGTAGTGGGTGCTTTATAATCAGTCATGGTTACTCCGATAATTCTGAAATATATAATGAACCGTTACCAGAAGATCTAATTACAGATATAATATTGCCTGGTGAAACTTTATAATATTCAAAGTCTTTTGCAGCCAATGGTGTCATAGCAGCAGTTGCTGTTACAGCAGGATTGCTAATTGATATATGACAATCAGTTGTTGCATACAATCTTACATATCTGCATTGTCCAGATATAGCAGAGCTATTTGCAGCACTAGCTGTGTAGTCTACTTTCTGTACAGTTCCTGTTAATTTATAATACATAATGTTCCTTAGAATGATTCTAAAGAGGGAGCCGAAGCTCCCTCACTTAGATTATTGGTTAATGTCGAGAAGAATACCGTGTGCGGCTTCGTTTCTCATTTCAAGAGTCCACTCTGCAAGAAGTTGCATTTTCTGACTGTCGCCAGTTTTTGCAAGTTCGTCAATTTGGAAATCTCTCAAGTAAGATGTTGCCATCATATCTCTTTGGATAAGGAAAGCATTACTCTCACTTGTTGTTGCCATAACCCTGTTAGGTACAACTTGAACATCACCGAAGTCAGATGAGTATACATCAATTGCAGCATACTCTACTCTAGCGTCAGCTTGTCCAAATCTAGTAGTGTTAGCGTTAAAACCAGATATAGTTTGTTTCACAGATGGTGGAACAACTAGCATATCCATTTCTCCGCCAGACTCATAAACCTCTTTGATAACAGTCTTTAGGATTGTTTCAGTAAGGTCTCTGTCAGTACCAGAGTTAGGTAAGTCAGTACCAGAACCAGTAGACAAAGCTCCACCAGATCCTGCATCACCATTAGTTTTAATCCATGTTGGGATTGAACCTAATTTTCTAGCGTTTGATGCGTCACCAGCAGCTTGAACTTGACCTTTAATAAGTGCAAATTCCATGTCTTTCTTAAGCTCTTTAGACTTTTTAGCAATTTGATAACTCATTTCATCAGCTCTACCAGCAGCGTCTACAGCTGATTGAGTTCCAGAAAGTGCTACTACTTTATCCATAATCTGAGTAAAGTTGAAAGCTCTTGTAGTTGCAGTTAATGCATCAACAGTTGCTTCATCACCTTCGATTACAGCGTTTGCGCCAGGTGCAGCTAAGCTATCTAGTTGCCATTCGTGTTTAGTTGATTTTGCAGCAGTTCTAGGAATTGCTGAAAGTATTGGAGTCTCTGATGGACTAATATTATAAATTATGTCGACCAAATCCTCTCTAATACCAGTAGTATCGTACGTATCGTACAAATTACTTGGTTGTGCCATTATAAGCTCCTTTTATTAGATTTTAATTGATTCTCTAAAGATAGCAGCAGCATCTCTTAAGCTACCTGATTTCTTTAGACGTTTGACACGCTCATTCTTTGCAATTTGTAATTTTTCATTCTTAGTTTTAGCCATTCCAGGTTTTACAACCCTTGGAGCTTCAGCAACTTTTTTAGTTAAAGCTGGTTTTGATTTTACCAGTTTTCTATAAGCCATTGCATCTTTTAAAACTAACAACATCCTATGATCTGTTAAACTAGCTATTTCTTGAGCCTGATATCCTTGATCAGCTAAATACTCTTTCATGTTATTTTTAACAACACTAGCTTTAGCTGGATCTTTCATTTCAGGCATTTTTAAAAACATCTGTTTTTCTTGTTCAGCAACATATTTAGAATATTCTTGCTGTTGTGTAGATATGATTTTTTGTTGAGCTGCTTCTAGGTCTTTTTGCCTTTTCTGCATTTGATACTGTAAGCGTGATGCTTGTACAGGATCTTCTTCATACATTTTATCAAAATCTATACTTTGCATTTCTGCATCAAGTTGAGATCTTAGAGATTGTTCTAGTTGCATTAAATTACCCATTTGCGTTTGAACGGTCTCTCTTTCACGATTTAACTGATCTTCTTGTTGTCTTCTTTCAATAGAAAGTTCTTCAGTTTTTCGTGAATAATCGGCTTGTCTTTGATATCCATTTATAAGTTCTTGTTGGTTAACCTCATATTTTTGTCCGTCAATAACGACAGGGAATATAGGTTCCTCAGAAATTTCTTGTGTACTTGTTTCTTCATCAGATACTTCAGTACTTTCTTCCGACAATGCGTCTTTATTTGGAATGTCGCTAGGATTAACTGTTTCTTCTGTTGATTCAACAGGTTCATCGCTAACTTGCATTGATGTTTCTTCTGCAACCGTTTCGGTCTCAGTTGGTGCTTGTTGATTATCGGCTGATTGGTTCAACAAACCCTTAATTGTGTCTGCAGCTCCACTTACTGTGGTTGGCTGCTGTTCAGCTTCAGACATATAGTCCTCCTATTTTAGTTTTTTGATTTCCTCTAATTGTTTAGAGGCAAGTTTGCCTGTATTCATTATTTCAGCTAGGTGGTCTCTGACCTTATCTAACTGATGATAGGCTACCCAGATAGCAGTTCGTGCTTCTGAATCTTTATAGGAAGTATTCATTATTTGATTTGTATAGGTATCTTTGAGTGTATCAAAGGTCTCAATAAATAATGAGTCTTCTAATATTGTTTTGGCTCTAGAGCCTTTGGATATTTCTTTGTTTAATTTATATTCATCCATTATTGATTTTTAGGATCAAAGAATTGTTGTTGCTGTCTTACAGTTTCTTGACCAATATCTCCTAATTGATTAGTGGGTTCCTTTTTTTGTAACTCACTTTCTCTTTTTATTGCATTACTGTCAATAGACATTTGATATTTGGCTTCTAGTTCTTTGATTCTAGTTTCAAAATTTAATATCATTTCTTGTGTTTTTAACTCAAGTTCTCTTTCTTTAATCTGAGTATCAAGTATCTTACGTTGATTTTCACCTTGTACTTGAGCTAGTGTTACCTTCTCAAACTCTGTAGGTTGAGGTGGTTGTGGTGGTGGCATTTGTGCAGCACCAATAACTGGATCAGTAAAGTATGTTTCAACATTTTTTAGACCAGCAGCTTCTACTAATTTAGTTAATGTATTATGTACATTTCTAAGATTGACCATTGGTCCTGCTGCTGATTTTTGTAAGTTAATAGCTTGTAGCTGTCTTTCAAGAATGTTATTCAAAATAACTAGTTCTTGTTCTTTACTACCTGTACCTAAACCTACTTGAACATTAATGTTACATTTGTTTGCCCATTCCATAGGCATCATTGTTACATACTGTTCGTTTACACGAATTATCTTTTCTTTCGTTTCATATTTAATAACAACTTCTAATAGCTTATTAAATAGTTCCTTAATACCTGTTTCAGCAAATACTCTACAAATAAGTTCTACTCTTAATTGAGCTTGTGTTAATATTTGGTTAATTCCACTTGCTGTTTTATTTAATGAATCAGCATCCATACCTTGTGAGTATCTTGTGATACCTGTTCTTTGTTCTCTAACAACATCTAAGTATTCTAACAATGGCATAGCCTGTTGATTCAATGGCTGTGATTGTAAAGGTTGTATTACTGATTGTGGTGGTTGTTTTGTTCTAACAACTCCTCCAGGTCTGTTTGTTAATAGATCATCAATATTAACTTGACCATCCATTATAGCGACTCGGTTATTATTTGTTAGATACATATTATCCAACAATTGTCTCATAATTGTACTTTTAATTAATTGTACATCTTCAACAAGCTCTGAAACAGATCTACCATAAAACCTGTGTGGTACTAGAATAGGTGTTATGCTTACGAATGGGCATCTGTCATAAGGCACATTGTCTAAGATATTATATGAGCTGTCGCCTGCTACAGTAACCTTTCGTAATTCTGCAATTCCATCTTCGTCTTCATCAAGTTTGATGTAGCATTCATATATTAATATTTCTTCATTTGCTTTTTCTGCGGTTGAATGCTCATTCAATGAGTTATAATCTAAATCATCATATCGAGCAGTTCGTTCTTCACTATATCTTTGATCATTATCAGTAGGTAAATTTTTAACTATTTCAGGATCAAATCCCATTTCTACAAGTTCTGATCTTGTAATAAATTTTCTGTGTGCTGTAAAATGTGCATCTTCAATTGTTTTAGCACTTCGTGATATTAAAAATTCTTCAGGTGGTACATTTTCTATTCTTACCTGACCTTTTTTATTCATTCTATTAACTACAACATCATGTAGTTTACCAGATGATTTAACATCTCCTGGCATTCCTCTATCCATAATAAACTTTTGTGCTTCAGCTAATGCTTCTTCATTGTCTATTTCATACTCAGTATGTTCTAATACTTTGACTTCAGGATCAGCCAATAACAAAGCAAACTCATCATCTGTAAGTCCTTCATATGTTGATCGTTCTACATCTAAAGAATCATCCCAATATACTTTTAAGATTCCATTTTTTTGTAATAATGCATCTTTGAAAAATGTATATAAAATCGTAAAGCCAGGATTATCTTTATAGAATACATGATTCAAATAATCTGTAGCTTGTTTTGCAGCAGCTTCATCTCCTGGTTTATTTGCTGTAGCTTGTACAGCTCTAGGAGATGCTGTAAATGTTCTCATTATTGTAGGTAATATAGATTCAATAGTATCTGATACATCAGTTGATACTACTTGTGATCTACCATCTTGTTCATTACCAA